AGCAGAGGATTATGCTAATCCGCATACCAATAAAGAGAAACATATTACTGGTCAAGAAGTCATGGATCGTGGCGAATTTGCACATACAAAATCAGCTAAAGATGCTGAATTGACTGATCCAGTTTATGGTGGTGTTGGTTATGGACAATCCAGATTAAAAACATCTGGTATACAAATGCGTGGTACAGGAGCAGCAACCAAAGGTAAAATGAGTAGAGGGCCAATGGCGTGAACTACGCTTACGTTTATTCCATCGAAAACAAGGTAAATGGCAAGTGTTATATTGGTAGCACTACTAATCCCCGTGTTCGTTGGTCTAAGCATAAGGGAGATTTAAATCGTAAAAAGCACCATTCTTTTGTTTTACAAAGAGCTTGGGATAAATACGGTGAGAAAAGCTTTCAATTTAAAATATTGTTACAGTGTGACGAAAAAGATAAAATTGAATATGAAAATAGATGTATGGTCCTACAGTCTTACAACATACTAAAAACAGCTAGAAAGTCATTAATATTTACCCCTGAAATAAGGGCTAAAATGCGAGTTGTTAAACTTGGAATTAAGTATTCCAAAGAATCCATTGCTAAAACCGCAAAATCAAAATGGAAACCTGTATATTGTAAAGAACTTGAGGTATCATTCTTAAATCAAAAGTATGCCGCAGAGTATCTTGGATATGCTAGATCCACTATTACTGAATCATTAAAAAGAAAAGGCAAGGTAGATAATAAATTTACTTTGGTGAGGGTGGTTTAAATTAATTACGAGCAACTCTATAACTCAATCCAAGCGTATGCACAAAATACGGAGTCTACGTTTGTCAACTACATTCCCACTTTTGTACAGGAATGTGAAGAGCGTGTATATAACTCTGTGCAGTTTCCATCATTGCGTAAAAACGTAACTGGCACAATAACTGCTGGTAATCAATATTTATCTTTGCCTAATGATTATTTATCAACATTTTCAATAGCAATAATTAATTCAACAACTGGTGCGTATTCTTATTTGTTAAATAAAGATGTTAATTTTATTCGTGAAGCGTTCCCAATACCATCAGCTACGGGTACGCCAACACATTATGCATTATTTGGATCGCAATATTCTTATCCAACAGCTTTGTCTGTTATTTTAGGTCCAACTCCAGATCAATCATATTCAACTGAATTACATTATTTTTATTACCCAACATCAATTGTTCAAGGAATTATTACGATAATTGCAGTAAATTCTATTGGTAGTAATTACATTCCAGGATTGTATGTAAATGTTCCATTTAGTTATTACAGCACAAGTGGAAATCAATCAGGAACAGGTGGTTATGGTGACGTTTTAGTAGGTGCTAATGGGACAATAGTTTCAGTTACTTTACAGAATGGCGGTAATTTTTATCAATCAGGCGATTTATTAACTGTAAATACTTCTTATTTAGGTGGTAGTTCAACAGCCTCTGGATTTAATTTTTCTGTATCATCTGTTAATAATTCAAATGGAATGAGCTGGTTAGGAGATAATTTTGATCCAGTCCTTTTATATGGCTCAATGCGTGAAGCAATGATCTTCATGAAGGGTGAGGCAGATATGGTCAAATACTACGAAGACAAATATCAAGAAGCTCTTCAGTTAGCTATTCGTTTGGGCAATGGAATGGAGCGTGGTGATGCATATAGAGATGGTCAGACAAAATTAAATACCAATTTAAGAGGTAATGTTGTCCTATGATAGTTCAAACATCTTGTACGGTATTTCAGCAAAACTTGTTAAGTGGTTTGGAAAATTTTACTGCAACCAGTCCATATACTTATAATATTGCTTTGTATAATGCAAACGCTAATTTAGGTCAATCAACTACGGCATATACAACGGTAAACGAAGTAGCTGGAACAGGTTATACGGCTGGTGGAAAAAGTTTAGTAATTTCAACTTATCCAACTCAAAATACTCAATATAATGTTAGTTATGTATCATTTAATAATGCAGTTTGGAACCCAGCATCCTTTACTACAAGGGGCGCATTAATTTATAATGCAACCACGGGTGCAGCATGTTTTGTTTTAAATTTTGGATCAGATAAAATTTGTTCTACCAGTTTTACCGTGCAATTTCCAACAGCTTCATACAATAGTGCAATTTTAACCATTGGCACTAATACAGGCAGTCTTAACTATAGTAGTCCAGATTAGGAGAAATTATGATTAATGAATTAGGAAGCTGTGGCGATAACGCTATAGCAACATTACAAGCAAACGTGACCGTTCCCGAAACTGTTGGGATTGAAGGTTATTGGAAAGCAGAGTGCCGTGATGCAAATGGTAATCTTAAATGGTCTGAAGAGTTTCCAAATTTAGTAGTTGCTGTTGGTAAACAGTTAATGGTAGATACCCTAATGAGGGGTTCTTCTTATTCTGTTACTGGACCTTACCTTGGATTAACAAACGCCTCTTTAACGCCCGCTGCAACAGATACAATGACTACTTTAGTTGGTGGTGGTAAAGAGTTTACTGCATATACAGTTAGTGGCTCTGCGGTGCGTGGTACTGCGGTGTTTGCTGCATCTACGTCAACAGGTTCTACACCTTCTAACGTCACATCATCAACTGCATCTTCGATTACTTACACTATTACAGGTGCTGGCGGTACGATATATGGCTGTTTCTTAGTATTGGGTACAGGTGCGGTTAGTACACAAAGTAACACAGGCGGTACGCTATATTCTGAAGGCAATTTTAGCGTAGCAAAAACAACAACTGCTGGTGATACTGTAAGCGTAACTTATAGCACGACTTTAACAAGTTAATTAGGAGCCTATTATGGCGTTAACATTAAAAGACCGTGTACTAGAAACATGTACCGCACCAGGCACAGGCTCAGTATCTTTACTTGGTGCTGTTACAGGCTATCAATCATTTTCATCTGCGATTGGTAATGCGAATACTTGTTACTACACGATTGCCGACCAGTCAGGTGCTAATTGGGAATGCGGTATTGGAACGTATACATCGTCAGGAAATACACTTGCTCGTACAACGGTATTGTCATCTTCTAATGGTGGCTCTTTAACTAACTTTGCATCAGGGACACAAAACGTCTTTGTAACTTACCCATCTGAAAAATCTGTTTATTTAGATGCATCTGGGAATGTAAGTGCATTAGGAACAATTGCATCTGGTACTTGGAACGCTTCTACAATTGTTACTACTTATGGCGGTACAGGCTTATCAAGTTATACAGTGGGTGACTTGCCTTACTATGCAACGGGAACGGCATTATCTAAACTCGGTATTGGTACTTCAGGGTATTTTTTATCTTCTTCAGGTTCAGCCCCTCAATGGACACAAACATTAGGTGTTGCAAATGGCGGAACAGGTTTAAATACATTAGCAACAGGTTCGCTTACTTATGGTCAAGGGACAAGCCCATTTGCTTCATTAGCGATTGGTACTGCAGGTCAGATATTAACAGTTAATTCAGGTGCTACTGCACCACAATGGTCAACACTAAGCGGTGTTGCGGTTACAACATTTCAAACTTCGCTTGGAGGTTTAACCCCCAGCACGGCAACAAGTGGTGCGGTTACTTTAGCGGGAACATTAAACACAAGTTCAGGTGGTACAGGGTTAGCTACCTACACAGCAGGCGATTTGCCTTACTATGCATCGGGAACAGCGTTGTCTAAACTTGGTATTGGTACTAGTGGATATATTTTAAGTTCATCGGGAACAGCACCGCAGTGGGTAAATAGCATTAGCATCGGTTCGGGAACATTTACTAGCGTAACCGACTCAGGATTAACTGCTGGTCGAGTAAATTACAACGGCACGGGCGGTCTTTTAGTAGATAGTGCTAATTTAACTTTTGATGGAACAACATTAACTGCCAACAAGGTAACATCAACTAATGACGCTTCTATATCAGGTCTTACTGTTGGTAAGGGTGGTGGTAGCCTTGTTAGCAATACGGTTTTAGGTGCAAGCGCCTTGACTAACAACACAGGCGCAGGAAATATTGCAGTTGGAACTCAAGTATTAGGCACTAATACTTCAGGAAATTTGAATACGGCTGTTGGTTACACAGCTTTATTGTACAATACGACTGGTTCAAATAATTTAGCAATAGGTGGATATGCTTTAAATACAAACACTACTGGCGGTTCAAATTTAGCCTTAGGTCATCAAGCACTTCAAGCCAGCACCACCGC